GTTCAAGATTTCTTGGGTACAATGGAAGCACATGATGGAAGATGATAACTTTATCAACTTCGATTATACTGCGAATCGTCCGCTTGACCGTTCAGCAGGTGCTATCTATGACTATATGGGTGCGAAGTTCTGTATCTCTAACATTGTTCCTTTCATCAACCGTACTGGTGCTGAAATTGAAACATTAGAAGCAAACTACAGCTCAACTTCAACTACTCTTCAAGCATACTTTGAAATCGCTGATACTAATTTGGCGTCTACAGGTGCTTGGCAGTCTGCTTCGACTGACTCTACTCGTGCGTGTTATGCATTTATGCCTGATGCGGCTTTGTTGGAAATCAACCCTGACATGACTACTAAGGTGTCTGAACGGGCTGATAAAGGCTTCAACTACTACGCTTACATGAAGGCAGAGCTTGGTGCTGTCCGTATGGAAGAGGAAAAAGTTGTTGTCATTCCTTGTTCAAATTCTTAATTAGGAGTATTTAAAATGGCTAATTCAAGTGAAGTTACAGCAGTAAATGCAGGCTTAGTTACTAAGTCTAACTATCGTGGAAATGTTCAGGCTATTCCTGTTACAATTTCTTCTACAGGGGCAGCTAGTCACACAGTATCAATAGTTCTTCCGCAGGAAGCTCGTGTCGTCTATGCTAACTTGACCCCAAGTTCAGGAGACGTTGACATTGGATACGCAGGTGCATTAACTGCAGTAAAAACAGGGGCTTCAAGCCTTTGTGAATTTGCAGGTAATGTTGACGTAGGAGGCAAGATTCTTCTTGCTACTACTGACGCTACTGCATCTGTTTCAGGTGTAATCCTGATCGCAACAAACGAGTAATACATTGGGGAGGGCAACCTCCCCTTACCCTTTTTTTTAGGATACTACTATGGCTTTGACAAAAGTACAGATATGCAACATGGCTCTAAGCAAAATCGGCAACGAGCGTAATCAATTAACCAATACAACTTTTTCAAGCAATACAGGTAGTATTTTTAACCAATGCGATTTACACTACGAACAAACTTTAAAAGAACTAGTTCGTATGCATTCTTGGAACTGTTGCAAAGCTCGGTCTGAGATAGGTGCATATAAAATTACCTTAACTCCTAATGCTTCAACATTATCTAATGGTGGATTTAGTGGGATTTTAACGGCAACATCTACAGACTCTAATGGAAGACCTGTATACACTACAGGCACAAGTGGTCAAAATGGTTATATTAATTTAGCATTTAATGATACGGCAGGAAAGTGGTCTATTACTTATGGTGCTAGCAATACTAATAATGTTGCTAATGCTATAGGTGAAGGTGCTACATATACTGGACACAACCCGTGGACACAATATTCCTCTGTTTATACTTTGACTATAGTAAAGCCAACATTTGGATACGACTACTCTTTCAAGGTGCCAGATAATTTACTTCGTTGTTTATATGTATCTAACACAGATGACTCATATCAATATGCAAAACCAAACGTAGAGTGGGAAATAGAAAAAGATTCTCTACTATCTAACGATAATAGAATTTTTGTTTGTTACGACAAATTACCAGAACCAGAAGATATGGACGCATTATTTGCAGAAGTATTTTACACTATGCTTGCAGGTAAGTTGGCTGTGCCAGTTGCAGGAAACCAAGAATTGAAAGACTCTTTAGTACAAGAGTTCTATGGTGTTACTCTGCCAGAAGCTAGACGAGTTAATGGATTTGAGCAAAATAACTATGCTGTTAATGATAGCGAATGGTTAGAGGCTACTTATACAACTACAAGTTCAAGCAATAGTTACCCACCGTTCTCGCAGACAAACTATAACAGTATTCCATAAGAGGGGCTATGCCAAAGAAAATTGTAAATAGCTTTAACGCAGGTGAGCTTTCCCCTTATTTATATGCTCGTGAAGATGTAGATAAATATCAAGCAGGTTGTCAAGAGTTAGAAAACTTTGTGCCTTTACCTTATGGTGGAGTTGTACGCAGACCTTCTTTAGAATATGTATCTCAAACAAAATCAGATCAAGAGATAAGATTATATCCATTTACATTTAGTGTAAGCGAATCTTTTATGCTTGAGATTGGCAATAGCGATAATACTGCTAACGGTGGATACTTTAGGTTTTACAAAAATGGTTCTCCAGTAAATAGTGGTAGCAGTCCATTTGAGGTATCTCATTCTTATTTGCGGGCTGAAATAAAAGATTTAAAATTTGCACAATCTGGTGATGTATTATTTATTACACACCCAAGTCATGTTGTTAGTACATTAAGTAGAACATCTGCGGCTAATGATATTAGTTGGCAGTTTTCTGAATATGATTTTAGTACAGGCTTTCCACCTTTGAAGGAACAAAATACTGATGAAAGCATTAGTGTAACTACATCTGCAATAAACGGAACAACTATATTAACTGCAAATAGAGATTTATTTAACTCTAATCATGTTGGTGCTTACTTTGCGTTTCAGGCTTTGAGAACAACAGCAGAGCAATCTATAACAGCAAATTATGACTCTTCTCAAATATCTCAATCAGTAAATGCATCTAATTCAAACTGGAGTTTTGAAACTAATGGTACTTGGCTTGGTCGTGTTATTATACAAAGAAGTTTAGATGAGGGTGTAACATTTTCAGATTATATTGTTGTGGGCGATACAACGGGTAATGGTACAGCCGCAGATACTAATAATTCAAAAAACTTTATAACTTCTTCAGAAGAACCAGAAGGCAATAATGTTAGACTTCGTGTTAGATATGATCATGTAGATAGAGCTAGTGGGGCACCTTTTAATTTTAGTTTATTAATTGAAAGCCCATATGTTAACTCTTTGGTTAGAATAACTGAATACACTAGTGCAACAGAAGTTAAGGCATCAGTAGTAAGCCCTTTTCAAGATAAAATAGGAGACTACAATGCTTGGGCTAGTGGTATTAATTATAATGCAGGAAGTAAAATTTTAAGTGATGCGGCATTTACAGCAACTAATTTTAATTATACTAGTGGCAATCCAATTGAGTTAACAGGTACAACTCATGTTGCATTAGGTACTGGTTTAGTTGCTAATGATTTAACAAATATGAACAATGTTGTTGGTCTTGGAACTGGTAAAGTATCACAAGAAACATATACAATTAGTGCGGCTTCTGTAGATTCTAGCTCTAATAAAGTAACTATTACAACTAGTGCTAATAATAATATTGCTGTTGGAATGACTTTAAATATAAGTGATTTAATTTTTACTAACCCACCATTATCTCAAGTGTTACCCGACCCTACAGGTGATGTAGTTGTTACAGACAGAGTAAGTGCTACACAGTTTAAATATGCTGTTACTAGTAGTCATAGCGGTTCTTATAACTTAGGTTCATCGCCTACTGTAACATTAACAAATGTAAGATATATGTATGCTGTAGCACAAAATGCAGACGATGATCATACAATATATAGATTCTTTTCTTCACCTGTTGATAATAAAATTACCTGCATTGCAAAAGTTAACTATACAGGTATAGAAGATGTATTTGATATTGCATTTGCAAATGATAAAATTTATCTCTTGGCTCAAAATTCATCTTCTGAAATGAAGGTTATTTCTTTTTCAGCTACCACTTTAGGTTCTGCTAGTACGGTATTAAATTTAACAGCGACAAATGGTACAGGTGCCATTGCTTCTCATCAATATTATCCAAGATCAATTGGTTTTGGTAGCTCTGCTGATAGATTTTTTATACATTATTATTCGCAAGAAAGAACATCAAACTATTCACCTCACGGTAGTTTTCAGGGATATAGTTATGTTAACAATTCAAAACTTGTTGTTTATAACTCTTCATTTAGTTCTAGTATATCGTTAACACAATATGGAACAAGTCAAACAGTACCATTCTATACAGATATAACTTTGGTTGATAATACTATCTATGCCTTGAACTCAACAACAGGTGCTGTAGATTTATTATCATATACATCTCCACATACTGCGTCTAACGCAATAAGCATTGGTGGAACTGTTGCGAGACCTACTGGATTATCAATTCAC